CTCCTTTCAGACTGGAAAGCCCAGTGCAAACTGAGATTCCGCGGAGTATCATTACTCCAAAGTATTAGCGTTTGTGTTCTCGCGACATTTGATGTCGGGCGTCGATCATACATGATTGATACCTGATATTAAGGTGTATATATCGGTAGCTTAATATTGGTACCAGAAATGGGAATGAGTATTAAGATATAAGGTATTACTTCCTTAGGCTTGAAAAAAGCTGCTTTCAAAGGCAACCTTCGACCCCTCTCTTGAGGGATATCGGCATTCAAGGTTTAGATGTTCGTACGTTATATTGTGTCACAAAGCCAGTACCCTGGTCTATATGGTTTTAACCCAGTGGTTGACCTTTTACGGTGCAGACCATTAAGTAGTAAAATCCAAAAGATGAGAGGATAACCGGAATTGGGGTAGATAGAGATTCTCTTTGAGAGTCGAAATCGCTGTATCTTTTAGATACAATAGTCCCTTAAGAAAGGATAAGACAATTCACGGTTCCATTCTAATTCTCTTCGAGCTTAATTAAGTCTTCATTATTGAGTAGACCCAACTGCTTCCCGATCATATAGGAGGGATAAGTAATTGATAATATGAAATTTTATTTAGATCATTTTCACTATTGTAGTGTATATCAATTAGACCGTACTTACAAGAAATTTATTTTTCCTGTATTTATTGTCTTTTGATTCGTTTTCTGACCTTGGCATAAATCCGCGGGTCTTTTGATATTGTATCAAAAGAGGGGTATCAAATTAGTTTTTGATCTTCCTCACCGTTGGTTTCCTAGGTACTACCAGATGCTCAATAGTTTACAGTTTCTAGAGATTCTAGATTCTGGTACTCCAATTGAAATGATAGACTTGCAAACGTATAGAATTAGGTTCTTACCTATTATTCTATACTTATTATGAGTTTATCTCACTGTTTCGTTTTTCGATTCAGTGTCTGGGTTAATGAATGCTATTTCAGTTAAGAAGATATCTTCTAAAACTAATAACCTCAATCATTTAACTTCTAAAGTACCACTTTATGACGTTCAACGAATTTTAAAAATCTTGGACGGTTTGATCATTAGAAATAATGGTCACGGATGGATTAATTGACTGTTAAAAGTCAATTTTTCGATTCGTGGGGGTAATACTGCGGCCCTTGGTAGGGCTGCTTATGTGGTGACAAGATGATATTTCCACTTATATCGCAAAGGAGGAAAGAAGCTTTTGGTTCTTTGAACCAAAAATGCCTACGTTCTCACTATGCAAGTATACGCTGGAATGTCAATCTCAAACACAAGAACTTTAGGAATACCGGTCAAGTTATCAACTTGCGGTCTTCCTAAGATAATTCCTGTTGAGCACCGTAAAAGGATTCGAAATGGGGATTTATTATTAATAAGGTTGTGGTTAAGTTGGTTCTCTATTTATAGAGTACTGACTATCCCTTCCGAATTAAAATTATCTACCATTTTAGATCCAGGTGTTCCTATCAATTTAGAATTAAATTCTGAGTTGTATAGAGGAATGAAGATGTTCGTCAGAAAGGTTCTTTCTGTAACTAAAGACGTTCCTCTGCTTGATCCAAAGTTTGTTCCACTAAGCTCCACTACACCTACTATCTCACACGGACGGAATAAGGTCTCATGATCTCCTTTAGGGATAGTTACCGCCTCTATTGCTATTAAAGGTTCCCCTTATTACGAATCTTTCCTTGCTCTTAATGAATGATTTTCCGAAAAGAATACATTCTATAAGGTTTGGAATTCGTATATTTTGCCCTCTAGCTTGTTATCACTACCTATACCTTCTGGTAAGGTGGGATTAAAGATAGAGGCTGCAGGGAAAGTGAGAGTCTTCGCTATGGTCGACTGTTGGACTCAGTGAGTCCTTCGTCCGGTTCATGTCTCTTTATTTAATTTATTAAAGAGATTACCTACAGATGGAACATTCGACCAGATCGCGCCAGTAAATCGACTCATCAATCTCGGTTTACACCGTTTCTGATGTTTTGATTTATCTGCTGCGACTGATCGACTTCCAGTTAAGATCCAATCGGTTCTCCTGACTTCTTTATTTGGTGTTAAATCAAATAAAGGTTTCGGAGAATTATGAGAGGATATACTGGTTAACCGGGATTATATATTGCCTAAGAAACTTCCGAAAGGATGCTTCTACAACGGCGTATTACCGGATTCTGTCCGTTATTCTGTAGGTCAACCAATGGGAGCTTTAAGCTCCTGACCTATGTTAGCGTTAACCCATCACTTTTTAATACACCTATCAGCAAATAGAGTAGGTTATCCTTGGGGTGAGTTCACACATTATGCTGTTCTCGGTGATGACGTTGTCATCGCCGATTCTAAAGTAGCAGGTTCTTATTTACAGATCATGGAAATGATTGGTGTAGGTATCGGTAAGCATAAATCTTTAGTATCCCGTAAGGGATGCCTTGAATTTGCAAAGCGATACATTACTAACGGATCCGACTCCTCTCCAGTTCCTTTTAAGGAAATGGCAGCCGCTTTAGCCAACTTCGAATCTTCTACCGAGTTCATACGTAAGTATGAGTTAGGTATAAGTTCTATTGCTGGTTTTGCGGGTTATGGATATAGGGTCCGAGGTAAACTACTCCGTCCTTTCCTAGACTTACCTAAGAAATTA